ATTCTGTCGCTCTCCCTCTGACGATTTATCGAGCTTTCGCTTATTCGTTCACGATTACGATTTCGCCCCTGAAGGCGAGACGCGCGCCGTTGTTCGCGTGCGAGTACGAAGAATCGTTGGACGCACGCGCATAAACGAGACCGACCTGCGCGTACGCGTAGCTCCCGGCGCGAAGCACAGCACGACCTTTATCGCCATTAAATTCGTACTGGTCACCTGTATATAAACTCCAACTACCATGACTTCCTGTCATCTGACTCGGCACAATATCGCAGTATTTGCCCCAGCGGAACTTAGCAATGCAAGATCCTGACCCTGTAGTGACAGCCTGCACTTTACGCTCCTGCCCATTGGAAGGATTGTAAATTGCCCATTTATAATCCACCATATCAGCGTTTACGCCGTAGCTTTTATTCTTCTTATATGAAGTGAATGAAGCTACATTCGATGCAACATTATCGAGCCATTCATAGCCACAGCCAAAGTAGTTTTGTAACCCCCAGCAATTGATGTCACCAGATGGATAGTTGCTGAACCCATTCGGATTATTTGAGTTAAAAGCGCCTGAAACGGTGCCACGACCATCACCTCCTACACCCATACCGCAAGATGCCTGCATATCGCGTGTGCCTCTGATACACATTGCCATTATCGATATATCCTTCCAGGACTCGTAATCTTGGAGTTGGAATCCCTTCCCATGAAGTGCGGCAGCGTTGCTCAGGTCCTTCATCGTCCAGTGCACTGTCGATGTCGGCGCCATCAGATTAGTTAGATTTCCATCTGAATCGTAAGTCCACTCACCATTCGTTGATGATGTATTGTCGCCATGAGTAGGAGTTGTGCCGGAGAGGCTTCGTAGATGCTTCTGTCCATCTGTCGAACCACGATACACTCCTACCAATTCCGGGTAGTGCACTTGCCAATCAGGCTCGACGCTCTCCACATTTTCAGAATCGGTAATTACAACCTTAGCGGAATCATCACCACGAGGTGCAGTAAAGAGGAAAGAATCAGCGCCGTTAGGTACACGTGCGATAAGGTAATCGCCGGACAGCATATCGCTTTTGGAATTGGCGAATGAGAATACCTCTATTATCTTACCCATATCGTCGACGAATACTCCGGCGATACCTGCCGAGTTGAAACCGGGGAATCTAACGAGCTTCATGCCACCAACAGGCACCGTAACCACGATAGTAGTAGTGCTATCTGTCATCACCGGGTCAGAACCTACAGACTGCGATGCTGTAGCGAGCGACTTATCTCGACTGACCGGAAAGTCACTAATCTGCCTATCGGCGACGACATGTGCGGTACTCAATGGCTTATCTTCGTTGGTTGAGATATAGAAATACTTCTCGCTCTTGACGAAATCATTCACGCCCTTGTACCAATATCTCGGGATATACTTCATGATGTCATACCCAACACCTGATCCGTCGGTGGGATCGAATGCTGAACCATCAGTATATTTTAGAAGTGAATCCCTGTCGAGATATCTGATCTCCATCTTCCCTGTCGAGGAGTTGAGCTTAGCCCTAACTATTGGCGCAATATCGCGGAGACGAGCTACATGACCACTCGGAGAGTATGGTACGACGAGCGAATCTGTCGAGAATTTGAACCCTGTCATATTATCGACATTACTGATATTCTCCGGATCAGACTCATCGTCTGAGAATACGACAGTAGAGAACTGCTGATTGATAACGTTGAGAAGCACAAAATAACTATTCAAAGACTCAATCAACTCAGCATCCGTGTAGTCGCTCAGGATCCACTGTCCTGCGAGGCCGGAACACTGATTACTCTCATCGTATGCGTTACCCTTACTATCGAGACCGACTGCCCCTGATGTAATTAATCGCTGGAGCACTGTTGGACTCGCTGTCACCTCGAGATCCGGCATACGAATCTCCTTAAGGACGCGATTTGCTCCGATCTGCAAAAGCAGATCCTCCGAATGCACATTAGGACATCCTTCGACCCATAGTCGAGATACATTCTCCGTTCCGGCGATTGTCAAGCCACCGGGATATGAAAGAACAGGGAGGTTAACAAGTTCCAATTTAGTGACCGATGCAGGCAGGCGCAGATCCTCCACCGGTGCAGTCTGAGCGACCTTACATTCAGATAGCGATGTGTCGTTAGCATACAGATGCTTGATACGAGGGCATCCACTTGCATCGATACTTGATGCTGTGGTGGCTGACACGTCGAGATACTCGAGGAATGGCATTTCTCCCAACTGTACAGCGCTCAAAGATCCGAATCCTGTAGCAGGATTGCTCGTGTGCTTCTCGCCTCCGAGAACCAATCTTTCACAGAGAGAGAGTTTACTAAGAGTTTCGCCACTTGCAAGAGCCATCTCCGAGAGATCTATCTCGCGGATGCGCGACGGCTGATAGATTCGGATTTCTGCCTGGCCATGTGCATAATCCTCCGGCATGAATGTGTAACTCTCACCCTCCTCGAGGAAAATCGTCTTAGATGTTGTCTGCCCGGCATCATTACCTATACCGAAATATCCTGTGCCGGCAGCCTTAATGGTGATTGTACTGTCATCACTGAGTGAAGCCATACGTATAGTCAGAGGGTCGCTGAAGAATGCACCTGTCTGGTAATACCCATCACGAATCGTCCATCTCTGCTCGATGAATCGTGGCAGTGATGTGAGCCCCAAACCACTCAGAGCATAGAAATAGCGACGATTTGCTCGTGGAGTCGACTCGATGTATTTTCGTTCACCATCATACGACGATATTTTCTTTGGCCAGAACTTAAGACGTTTTTCAACGAAGAAATATAGCGCACCCTCGGGAGAGAATGGGATGAGTGTACGACCATCTATTTGTGCCGTACGACTGCGCATTGCTCCAATCACACCTTTAAGGTTGAGCGTCGAGGCACCTGCATCAGAGGTCCAGAGCTCCGGTGACGCATCTATATTGCGGAATAGGATTGACCCCTTACCCATGTACGGATTTTCATATCCGCTCTCTGGATCATCAGCCTTATTAGGGTCAATCTCCGGATCGAGATTTCTCAAACCATCATTATCGACACCATTACAAGTGTCGCAGTCATATACCTTATTCAGGTACATGCGGATAGGTTCGGCGACTGATACATTATTATAATGGCCATTCTCCACCGAAGCGCCATCCTCCAGGAAGAACATCGGCTGCATATTCTTAGCTCTCTGGTCGACAGCTGCGAGATAGTCAGTGAATGCTGTATAAGCCATAGCCGACTCGACGCTGAAATAGTGCCAAGCCTCATGCTTCCACTTCGCTTCCCATCCATCCTGAGACTGCTTCACACTGCCGAAGAAACGCAGTAGATTAAACAGTTCGTATGGTACTTTGCGACCATTGGCGAGGTCCAATTGTAATTGATCATCATCAATCATACACTCGAAGTAGAAAGACCACGCCGGAACTGTCTCGCCCACTTTGTCTCCAAGTTTGGCGACCCAGCTCGATTTTTGAGAAACCGGAGCCATCATCTCATCCACGGTAGATACACCATCCCACCAGCACATGCCCTGATATTGCAGGAGCTCAAAACCGCTGACAGGATTAAGCACATCACCTGTGACAACCCACTTGCCGCCGACTTGCTTCATCGAACCGACAGATCGCACCCACTCCGAACCGATATAGCGATATATAGCGTAATCGCGGCCACAATATTGACTTATGACATACGGCATCGATGTATCGAGACCTTCAGTAGACAAGAACCTTGCTTCGGTCTGTTCCAAAGATTCGTCGGCAGTGCCGAAGAACTCGATGAAATCGCCATAATTGAGGCATCCTTTATTATACCCAGGTGTGTCTTGGAAGCCGAGGGCTATTTGCTCCCCTTTATCTTCCTTCCAGTTGCCTTTAGCATGGAACCACGCATCAGTAAGATTGCTATTAGTGGCTCGGAAAGCAGCGATAGGATGATTTTTCGTTGAATGGTCCATTTGAAGCCCAGACAATAAATCTCCACCTCCAAGATCCTGCGTTCCGTCGAAAGCTCTTTGGGCCGGAGTCATATACTCGTTACCCATAGCGCGGTAGGTAGCATTCATAAGATCGCATACACCGCAGTCATTCGCGTTTGATGAGTCTGAATAATCGACCTTAACTGTAATAGTGTCGACAAACAACCCTGTCTCGCTCACATATACCTTGTTATGCTTGGCGGCGAGAACAGCCTTGGAACGAAGTGTTGGATCATCCCAGACTGTCGACTCATCATCTCCAAGTAGAGTGACGGTAGCCTTCAGACCTGTAGACTTATTCTTCTTGTTAAGGTTGAATCGGTCATTCTTCACCGGACGCTGAGCCGAGGTCGTTCCCTGACGGCGCCAGAGGACATTGTCGGCGCGGAAATTCACTTCCGGATGCTGAGGATTGAAATAGAACAGAGTGCATGCGAACTGCTGAGATGTGTCCGTGCCGTTGTCGTACATATCGAAAACCTCCTGAGGAGCCACGACGACATAATAAGGGATCTTTTTGGACTCCATAGCCTCGATCGACGGCTTGCCATTCTTAAGTACATTCTCGCTGTCATACTCAGCGATCATGGCGGTAGTGTCGCTCAACTTGCAGAGATAATTGTCGAAAGCCTTCTCCCACTCCATATAGCTCGTATAATAGAGCATATAGTTAAGAGCGATATCTCCACCCTCCGAGTTGAAGGACACCTGACTGCTCTGACGGAGCATGCCGGTGCCAGGGCGATATCCCATTGCTCCGCACAACTCGCCATTGACATACATCTTGACCATGGCGTAATCGGTTGTGACCTTTGTCTCGGGATCCGTGTATGACACAACCTTACTTCCAGGCTCGACCACGATAGCGAGAGTGACCTTCTCATTACTGCGAAACTTCACGCGGTGAACATCGGGCGTGCCACCGGGGAGAGTCATCACCATTTCGTTACCTGTAATGTAGAACCCAACGCCGTTAGCACTAATACAGGAGCATAGTTTCGCTGACTTGTCGCGTACATTCTTGGTCGAGAATGCCATCTGCAGAGCCATACCTCCGGATTCGAGAGCTGTGTCCCAGAACGGTGAAAAGTCAGTTTTTGCCGATACATTTTCTGCTATTCGCAGAACCTTCTCGCCGAGGACCTCACGGAAACCGTTACTATTCCAGTTGCTACCAATGACAGTAATCGAATGACCATTATCAGAGATAGTGTGATCAATCTCATCGTTATCACGATTTGAGAAGTCGAAAGCAGCTGCTGCACCCTCCTTCAGTTCGGCATCGATGGCGCTGCCATTGATGATCACCGACAGTTGCGGAGTGCTGTCAACGAGTTCTTCACCGGACTCGGCGTAGAATTGTAATGATTTGGTACCATCAGATGGATATCCCTGAATCTGTTTTGACACTTTAATCAGACCGCTCTCTCCGAGACCGCACACACGTGAAACCTCTGTCACACCATCGACAACGAATCGAGCTACTGTGCTATTTTGACCAGGTGTGTACGCACTGATCTCGACATCGAGGCTATCATATAAGCGCAAAGACCCCTCACGACGGTCATTCCATCTTATAGATGCTATCGGAGATGTATTACCAGGTTCGACGCAAATAATTGTAGTATATACAGTATTACCTTGTACACCTGAAGAAACATCTCTACCTCTCATTCTGATGAGCCAGCCCCCGTGAGTTAATTGCTCAGATCCACCGAAAACGTCGACCGGATTGATCGAAATATTGTGCGAATATGAGTCTCTCACATTTGCCTTACCAAGTTCTTTCCACTTACCTTCGTAATACATCTCAGTAGTTACCTCGATGCCCTCCTTACCGACGTTACGAGCGAAACGATACATAGGCAGACTCTTTGTATCGCCACCTACAGTAAGAGATTCTGACGCAGTGTACTGCAACTTTTGCACACACTCGCAAGTGACATCGACAGCAGAGATGGTAACATTACGGCTACGTCTATTACCATCTTTGTCTGTCGCCCATATAGAGAAATCCTTGCTTGTTGGCTCAGAGATAAGGTCTGTGAATGGATATACGAACTTCGTGTCATTAGCAGTGATACTACTCTTTTCGTCAACCTTTTCGCTCCATAGAGTGATGCCTGTGGAAGGATCATTTATGCCGATAGTGTCGATATATCCGAGCATTTCGGTGTCACCATCATAGCTGACACTCTTAATCGCGGCGAGTAGATTCAACTCCGAACCGAAAGCACCACGGACAGACTGCTCACAATATATAGTGAGAGTGCTACCCTGTTGCTGGCCAGAGCCTGTGCTTTTGGGAATCTTCACGGGATCACCGAGAGCGACACCCTTACGGTCGGTTGCCTGAATGATATAATCATCAGGATCAGGCTGTATCTCAAGGCTGCCGAATTGACGTTTTTCGAGCTCGTAAGCCCCACCGGTGCTGAAAGCATCAGAGCCATTCTCCTCAGGCGTGTCCGAAGTCTTAACTTCAGAGCCTCCGCCATTGCCAAAGTCTTTCCATAGATCAATGTTAGAAGCCTTGAAATCGGCGAGTGCGCCTAAGAACTGCTTAGTCTCCCAAGTCTTCGACTCTCTATCTCTAAGATAGGTTATGATAAGACCCTCCTTGCGATAAGTTACGCCACTTGTTTCCTCGTAAGAGATGAGAGCCTGTATCGCCATCGACAGAGTACGATCCTCATCACCGCAGAGGTCATTAATATTGATTATCGCCTCCGTTCCGGCGCTAAGACCTGCGAGATCCAACCAATTTTCTTGGTTGAGGACACTCTCCTCTATGGTATCAGTACCGATATACTGATAAGTTTTCCAGGCACCCTTAGCTATTGCGAATGTTATTTGGAGACCTAAAATATCCTTATTCTGAGCGACAACAACTGCCGGTGCATAGTAATCATCTTCCGGATCAGATATGTGATAGAATATTCTATCCGGATCGGGAGTCGGCACTTCCGCCGTAATGTTGTAAGTATTACCTACATTTGCTCCACCTATTTTAGTAAGTTCTTCGCCGTTGAACTTATAAAGATCATTCGTTAGACGAAAAATTCTATCCCTTCTTGCGAAACCAGTCGACGAATTATAATCGGTCATGATCTTTTGGAGACCACCATTATCTTCCGGCACATATACGAAAGCTTTTTTGCTCTCTACATACACGATTTTGTCCTTGTACGACAGCGATGACGACTCATCCGGAACTATAGCAGAGAATGGTAATATGCCAATCTCTGTGACAGTCGATTTTACAGATGTTATCTTTGCTTCGAGTGATGAGATATTGCTCTTTGCGGACTCCAATGCAGCTCTGAGAGTTTCACCATCTGCGCCGGGGAATGCCGACGCATCGTCATAACCGAGCGTGAGTCCGACCTCTTTCCACTTACTCCATGAGCCTCTGGCAACGTCCGGAAGTGATGGAGAGTTGATGTTGTAACTACGATAATACTGATAGCACTTTGAGCAGTCGTGAGAGCTGCCGGATATCTCACCATCCTGCATTACGTAGTGTGTGGTGAATACTTCCGTAACTACATGATACATATTATCGCTGAAGACATCGAGGATGCCAACAAAGAAGCTGCCGGATATCACCTTGTATCTGGTATTAGTGCAATTTCTTAATAACGATACAAGTGCCGATGAACTGCCATCGGTGCCGAGATTGTCGATATCTGAGAACTCTATCGTAGGAGGCACGGCAGAAGCGGCTGTCGCCAGAGCTTCTGATGCTTTATTGAGTGCTTCCGACGCCATATTATTTGCCGCCACAGCAGTGGCAGCAGCTGATGATGCCACGTTATTTGCATTCTTAGCATCTGAGACTGCCTTGTTCGCTTTAGTCAGAGCTTCTGTGGCATTTGTGATTGCTGCCTGCACGTCTTCAGACATACCGGTCATATCGATGCTCTTCATCTGTTTGATGAAATCATCGAGCAACGAGCCAAGATACACCGGCGTGATCGAAGCTTGTTCGACCTTAGCCTTCAGTGCATCTACCTTAGATTGGAGTGATGAGAAATCAGCCATATTTTAATAGATTTATTGCGAATATAATTGAATTATAAAGAACCTGAAAAGACATCAGGAGAGACCTTTTCTGCGGTAATATTCTGAATTACGACGAACGTCATCGGAATCAAGGTTGGCAAACAAACCGACGAAATCCAAGCCGCAGGATTCAGCGTAGAAATCGCGGAGATTCATAACAGAGGCGTAATACTTCGGAGAGAACCAAGGTCGACGCTTTCGTTTATTAGACCACCCATCATTGTCCCTTTTGTGAGTATTGCCAATATCTGTATTACGCCCGGTTCCGAGATCCTGCCAAATACCATACTCAATGAATGTTTGTGACAATGTAATATCATAGAACCTACCATCAGCGCGAACAGCGAGAGACATCGGCGAATGATATAGATTACCCGTATCGATGATGTGATATTTGAAGATTTTTTCCTGCCATATATCGATCATCGCCTTATTCCAAGCCTCGACGAACTTCCTGCGGACTTCAACCTGGTCATTCACTGTATCCATTCGTCAGAGTTATAAGAGAGGTCCGTAAATGTGTCGACCGCTATCTGGAAGAAGGCACACGCTCCACCGGTATAGAAATACTTATCAATTTCGTGGAACTTGATGTAAGGGTCGATGTAGATGCAATCCTCAGAGAGACGAGTCTTCTCTTGGATTAACACCGACATGAACTGACGGAACAATTCATTCATTGTTTCGAGGCACTTCTGACGTGCCGACATATCGTCAGCCTTGTGCCTCATGAATAGGAAGACTGTTTTGACACGTCGAGTGTGCGGAGTGTTATTCATCTCCGTGCCTCCCTCGGAGGTATCGGAGACAGCGACACACGCCTTCATCGAGATGGAAGACGAGATGAGAGTGTGATAACCTTCGAGAGAGGATACGCGCTCAAATCGGAATCCTTTCTCGGAGGCAAGGCGATTCGATTTTGTCAGACGCTCGAAGAAGGAGGCAGCGTCCCAGTTATAGCCATTCATTTTTTAGTATATTTTCTTTTAAGTTCTTCATACTCCCTTGCAAGAGCGTCCAACTCAGTAATGGCACGGATAGCCGGCATAGAGAGGATCGTCGATTCTTTGGTGATGTCTCCCTTTGTCAGAGCTCGGATCTGAGAGTCCATGCTTCGACGCAGAGTCAGTTCGTCGACATGCGGAACGCCGGAATCCACTGGAGATGCCTGAAAAAAATTAGGGTATCTCCTGGAAAGCATAGACTTCAGACCTGCCCACCAATAGAAGATAGAGAGCAGCTCATGCTCACGGAGTTTAATATCGGACTTTCGGTAGAGCACGGCAGCCATTTCTCGGAGCAGGTTGTCATCCTGTGACGTTTGCCAGACCTGCCAACAAGCCTCACACGCGAGATAATCGTCGAACGAAAGATCTTCCTCGATATCTGCGGAGACAGCCGAGGCTCCGTCGATTGTGTCGAACCTAACAGGATCCTCCGGGAGGCTTGATACCCACGACAACATTGCGGTAGCGGCGGCGAGATCACCGGAAGATACGAGGAACTCGATTCCTCCGTGATTAAGCAGCCATGCATCCGCATAGGGAGTGACAACGCGTACGCCGTTCCAGTGGAAGAGGCAACGCACAGCCACCTGGGCGGCAACCTGAGCGTTGAAATCCTCCCTTGATCGGAATGCGCGACCAAGGCAAGAGCGGTTTACAGACGCGATAACCTTCAGGAGATATTCGAGCTGTTCCTGCGTCAGTTCACTCCAGGATGTAGGTGCTGTCAGGTTCAAGGTCATGGTTAGAAGTAATAAGATCCTTTGATATCGTTCTTGAATAGTTCCGGCTTGAACCGATCCCCCATTTCAGCCTGCCAGATCTCGTAATATTCAGGGAACCTCCGGAGCAATTCGATAATCGGACGGCAAGAGTGCCATAGAGCCTTATCAATATTTATTCCGGGACGGTAAACGACCTCCATCACGGCGGAGTGCATCGCATCAGCCAAATAGATAAATACATACGGCTTGCGAGAATTGTATTCATCGCGAAGACGAGTCATCAGATTATGCCCAAAGAACCTTTCTTGCATTAGATATTCTACGTGCATTGCCTCTCTCCGCAAATCGTCGTAAGAATTAAAATTCGGCTTGCGTACATCGCGGATGTAAGAAAGGAAAGTAGCGCAGAAATACTTTCCTCGTTCCGATGTTCTCCACTCCGCATATTGATGGCAATACTCCAGAAGGAGATCCAGGTTCTCATCAATTCGACTCCGCAGTGATTCCACAAGCCGTTCGATGCGCTCTTTGGAAGCCGGAGCTATCGTATCGGTATTTACCACGCCGAATCCCGTAGGAGTGACCACGAGATCCAGTGAAGGGATAGCATTGGAGAAAGCCTTTAGGACTACAATATAAGTGGCTCGGGTGTTGTCTTCCTCGTTCAGGAAGTCATCGGGACCGAGGTACTCGGTTTCGAGCCAGAGCTTCGCTGACCTGATCCATGGATCAAGTTTTTGGGCAAGCGGAGTTTCGCCTTCGACTTCAAACATGACATTCGGAATGCATTTCCGGATGAATTCGGAATCTATGGAATCAATCTTCATTTTGCGATGGATTTGTTGTTACTTCTTTGGCGTCCTTATGTTCATCGAGAGTGGTGAGCTGGATGAAAGGACAGTCAGGTTTGACGCCCTCCCATCCGTTGTATCTTATTATAATCTGATGCGGAAGGAATAGAAGATCCCGATATGGTTTCTTCAGTGCCTGAGCGATGGTATAAAGCTCACGCTTATCAGATCCCGAGTTATTCGTCTGCGACTTGCCTGGCACGGATCCTACCAGGTTGGAGTGCACGCGCAATGTAAAGCATACCATATTGACGGCTTCAGCGATATCCGACTCCCAGTCGCCCCCTTCCTTCGTCTTGGAATCGATAGGAACGACAGTGACATCAGGACTCTCTCCTTTCCCATCGATGGAGATAGACTTACCCGTGAATAGCGCTGAACCGGAGTTCTCATGGTCAGTGAGGAACTCCATCATCTCGCGCTTCTTCTCGTTCATACGTTTGCGCTGCTGCTCCGGATTGGAGATTTTCTCCTGGAGGAACAGGTTATCCCAATACCGTTGGGAAATCTCTATGACATACTTGATAGGAGCGGCGTTCTTTAGTTTCGACATCTTCGCCTGTCCGATGAGTTGCTTGATGTTGTACCAAGCACCTGCGAACAGTGCGGCGTAATGTGGAATGGGATAGTAAGGGGAATCCACACCGGGGAATTTGGAGAGAATGGCGAACTTTCGGCACGATGTTGGGTTGTCCGACATCGAAGCCCGTAGCCCCATACGCTGCTGTAGGTCGCGCCATGGGGAGCGAGTGTCGAGCAGTTCGATCTCCTCGAACTTGTCATCCGGCTGAGTGTCGCGGAACGGACCGAAGATTATTTTTGTAATCCGCCCTGTCTTCGGATCCGCAGGAGCGAAACGGCAGTAACAAGCCGGTTTTCGGTGGAGTTCGACAATCTCAGAGCCGTCGGCATTGAGGATAATGACGGATACGGCAAAGTTGAAGTGCATCATATCCTGGCACACACCGAGAAAATAATCCGGGAGAGGATTATCGAGAAGGAAGTCTTCGACTTTCTTCTTCACCTCCGGAGAAGCCATGCAAGTGTCATAGGTAAGACCGGAGCCATAGCATACTTCGGCGTTGAAGACCTGACAGGTGGAGACAGTCTCATCCTTCTCGATAAGAGAGATGATATTGTAGGGCAACTGGTCATCGCCGCCCCATGTCTTGTATTCCTTTCCGTCTGGGGTAATGCGAGTGTCGTAGATGCCGGAATCGCGGAAGATTTCCGTGGTCTTGTTTACGAACAAGACACGGGCGTTAGACCTCGGCAACTCCTCGACCGAACAGCAGTCGTAGAACTGATGTTTTTTTACCGGAGGAGAGGGAGGAGTAGAATTGATTTTTTTAAATTTGGTATTCATAAGAAAACATCGAGATCATTTATGCCGACGATCAGACAGTCATGAATTGACCTGATCTGACCGTTGCGGAGAAACTTAATAGTACGCATTCCTGTGTAGAAGTCGTATCGAAGAGATACGACATTCTCAGCGGATATGACAGAGCCATCCTTCTGCTTGCAATAGGTAAGCGAGACCGGATGACCGGAATCGAGCATAGCTCTTGCCTGAGATATGTGAATTGCCTTACTCATATTCGGGAGAATATTCGTCGGTGAAAATATCTCGGCGTGACGGCAGAATGCCGAAGAACGCAGAGTTGAATTGAACCGGACGTCGACCATTGAAACGCCACGTGAACTTTATGACTGAAAGGGAATCATCCTCAGTGGAAGCCTCGCACGTATGATCATCGATGATGACATCATGCATTACACCATCAACCGAGATCTGCACGGAATGTGAAGAGATGAGCTGCTGCATAGATTCGACCTCCTCCGGAGTAAGAGGACCGGACGTAAATTGATAAGTACGGTCAGTTTTGCGGTTATACTGCACGATATCCCCGGAGCAAATCGCGGAACTCCTTGAAGTTCCCGATTTCGTGACTACTACGCCTTCGACATCGATCAATTCCGGAACATTGTAAATGTTTCTAAACTGGAAAGAAATAAATGCTGCAGCCGGAGTGATGTAGCACATCAGTTGCCGACCAGCGTGCTCCACGGAGAAATACATTACATCCTTCAGCGGATTCGCGATCATATTCTGTTGAGAGATTGGCGTTAATCCGGTGGCTTTATTGACAATGAGCGATACTGATAGATTAGTATCAGTAATGAAGATAAGAGGCTGGATGAACTGCACACTTGCAATCATTCCGTTACTGTCATGACCGACCGCCTTAATGACGAACTGATTTACTTCATCGTCAATAGCCGCGACGGTAAACTTCGAATCCATACGCACTCGCCTAACCGTAGAAGAGAGCAGTAGGACCTTACTTGGATCGAAATCCTGCGGCATAACATTCTCGCAGTATAGGAATCTTAGAACGGCTGAAGCAGATCCGAATTTCACGGTAACATTCTCGCAAATCAAACGATTAGCGATGAAAAAATCCTCGACGAGAGCGCCCGGGTCGAATAGCTCCACAACTCCCTGTGCTGCGTATAACTCCACGGAGAAGAAAGTGACTCCGGAGCACGTCAGAGATACCGAGAGTTTTGGTTCTTCTGTGAATGCAGAGATAGAACGTGCCTCGGAGGTAAGGACGTATTCCTTTGATAATATTTCAGATTGAATAAATTCCGTTGCCATATGCCAAAAATATAAATAAAAAAGAACGTCTAAAAAGACAATCACAACTAAGAGAATAAAATAGCCACCCCTTTGTAGAGGTGGCATGAGGAGAGATTAAACACGAAAACTTAAACTACAGTTTCAATTGGCACATAAGCCTAAGCAACGGCTTCCTAAAGATATATAAGAGAGCAACGAATAAACAGGCAAAAAGCACCCAAAATCCCTTAATTTGGATTTTTTGCCACGTCGACAGTGGCTTATCTTTATATACTTCTACCGAATAAGGCACAGGAACCTCTACTACTTTTTTATTCTCTTTTGATATCTGTGTGTCCTTATTCTGTATCGGCACCCTCACCTTGATTGGGCTATCTTTATTCCTTATCAAGTGTCCGAGTGAACCATCACGATTAATCCATGCATCTGAGTAAGCGAGAGTTGTCTCGACATGGCTGGTACTATCCTTCACTACCTCTCGTGACGATTCCACACGGAGAGGTATTTCGACGAGAACTGTATCGATGCGAACTCGCTCGATATACTCTGTTCGTACGCTGTCCGAATGATGCAAAATTATTGGCTGTCGTTCTTGGAGAGGCTGTGATGAACTGCAAGCGCAGAATAGTGCCAGCGTTGAAACAACAAATAATACTAATAGATTCTTCATATTAAAGATCTTTATATTCAGGGATGGCGTCAAAGCAGGGGCATCCCTTGATATATTCATTTGGTTCGATAATCCCGTTACCATTAAGATCCGGCGATGTGTCGCGGTGCCCTATCACCTTATCGATTGTCGGATAACGATTTTTAAGATCTTTGATCAGAGATATCAGGGATGCTTTCTGCGCCGGAGTCCTGGTGTCTTTAACCTTTCCCTTGGAATCGAGGCCACCGATATAGCAGATACCTATAGACCTTGCATTATGACCGGAGGCATGACATCCTATCTTATCGATTGGTCTGCATATCTGCACCGTGCCATCGAGCATTATAACAAAATGATATCCGATGTATCTCGTTTTGCATTGAAGGTCTGTGTATGAAGAAAACTTCCGAGCCTTATGAGAGGCATCTATCTGATCGATGGAGAATGGTACACCCTCTTTCGTTGCTGAACAATGGATGATGATCTCATCGATATCGCGAGATGTGGCTCGATAACCGAGAGATTCCCACGTACGTTGACCGACAATACCATCCGGTGTTAAGCCATGAGACTTCTGGTATTTGATGACAGCATTTTCTGTGTCTGATCCGAAAAAACCGTCGACTGTTATTCCCAATTTCGTTTGGATGACCTTGACGTAAGATCCTCTGCTTCCTTTTTTAATAGTTTTCATACCGGGATGTTTAATAGTTTTAAACGCTTTCCTAAAATTTCTTGATATTGTTGTAAAATCCTCGCCTGTTCGATCATCAGCGAGCGCTGCTCTCTCGGCAGGCGATAAAATTTAGCTTCATCTTCAATAAACGATTGTAGATTTTTACAATGGCGCGACACCTTCAGGTGCTCATGGGCGAGTCGCAGTTCAAATGGTTTCATTTTTATTATCTTTTATTAGTTCTGAGCATTCGGGATTATTCGATTTTACATTCTGTGTCAGAATCGCAGCTTCTTTCATAGAATTGATGTAAGATTTCAACTGGAAATTAAGGTCGATTCCGAGAAAAGCACCGGCAGCGACGAGGATCATGCCGAAAACTGTGATCACCGAAGGGTGGATTTCACCTTTAGGAGGCATAAAGAGGGCGAGCATAACGAGCGTCATGCCGAATACTATCAGCAGGAATGCAAGCACCGTCTGAACGGTAATCTTGCGACGTAGATGAACATTTGGCATATATGATAAGTTTTATATTCTTAACAAAAATAAATTATAAAAACTCGATAATAAAAGACACGCCACGTTAGAGGATGCCACCGGTATCGACCAGCGAGACGCCTGAATAAGGGCGACGCTCGCAGCCGATATACAATGTATCGAAAGCATCAGTGCCGTCGGTACGGTGCTCGAGCAGGTCCTCCTCCGACTCGGCGAGTTTCTCGCCAGACTTGTTTTTTCGGAATCCATTGCGACCGCGCTCCACGCCTGCCGACTGAATAGCGAGGATAAGATCATCGTTATTCTGACGGTTGAAATATGGAGTCAGACGGTTCTTCCCGGCAAAGCCACGGTTAATCAAGTTATACTTCTCATCATGCCGCATTGGATTGCCGAGAGGCACCGGCACAACGCGCCACCCGTGACGCTCAAACTCCGATATGATTGAATATCGGAAGTCGATATTGTTGACGGCATAGTTGGATCCGAGTGCGGTGGTATCATAATAGAAAACCACCGTTTTTTCGTTGTGGTGTGAATAATATTGGCAGAACTCCGCCACCAGTGCCGGAATCTTTCGCTCGAACTTCACATAGAAAGACTTCAAGACATTCAGCCTTCCGAGACGTTCATCCGGTTGCCCTGCGACAATCCAGTTGATATTTGCGTTATAATCCATCCCGATGCAGATGGGCGCATAAGGATCGATGTCGCGGTCCGCACGCGAGTCCATTGCTTCCGGTATATACTCATAGCCGAATGAATCGAGGTACTCGAAATCTGATGCGTTGTACTTATGATCCTCCTTCATCGAGGAATAGAAACCGTCGCGAGCGATACCTATCTTACGGCACATTATTGACGTTTGGAAAGTTAGCGGCGTGAGGTCGCGCTTCATATCCCTGAGGTATTGCTCGCCCAACAGTTCTACATTCTCTACGGAGGAATATTCTCTGTAATATGTAGCGACAGAGCGCAGACGGTTGATATTTCTGTCAAGGCGCCGTAGATGTCCCTTCAGATAATCGGGAGGTTCAACTCCCTTCTTCCGCATCTCGAGGATCTTTTGTTTTAGCCGCCAGATTTCGTAAACACCGCCGCCGATGGCGTCGATTACACGCTTATCCATTTTCTTCTCGTACTCGAGGAACCATGATCCTTTTTTACTCTGCGGCATATCCGAGAGAATGAGCATCGCATGATTAAAGGAATGTCGGCAGAAATGTGTTTTGATGCCACCGTTAGCCGGGAGCGTCTCGTTGGTGAGTTTGACCGGGTCGATGAACTTTGCTTCATCGACGAGAAGCCACGAAAGCGTAAGTGAGTTCGCGGCTCCGGGGCGGTCTTGCGATAGTATGACCGCCACGGATCCATTGTAGAATGCGATGACATTCTCCCACTGCAGCGGTTCGGTGATAGGATGTGCGAAAGACTTAGGCGGTCGACGACCGACAACGTAGTGAATACCCTTATTGAACCCCCATCGAGCCCAGGCGGCGAAAAGACCCGGAAGGGTGTTCGTCAGACCATGCTTGAATGTAGGGACGACAATTCCGCCGGTAGAGCCGGGCATCCTCTGAATCATCTTGAGGATGTATGGTGCGGCGATGGAGTCAGTCTTGCCGGTACGACGCCCGGCGACAACGACGGTAGTACGGGCGGCTATGAGCTGAGTGAGCAACTGAGGGCGGTTGAAATAGACCTGCTTGGCTTTCGGATTAGTTAGAATCATGGCAATTAGTCTTCAGGAGTTTTCAGATCTGGAGCCTCCGAGGGGAAGATCTTGTCTTCCTCGAGGTCGACTTCCTCATAATCAACATCAGAGATATCTGCAAAATCACGCGACAACTCCTTAGTGAGTTTATCGATATGATTGTAGACATCGGGGATAGCCGGTAGACCGAGGACGGTGACATCGAGAGTGGCACAAAACGGCTGCACAACGATTTCATCGTATGGCATAGCCATTTCGTCCTCGAGATCGACGCGATTGTACTTTGCGTAAGAAGTGGCTGCTCGCTCCATGGTTTTTGTATCCTTTCGAGCCTTCGCCATTGCATAAGTCTCGAGGATCATTTCATTATAGCGTACGCGGTGGAAGTCGCGGGAGTTCTGTTGAACGAGCGGAGCCAGCTGATGGATAATGGATATGTCGGAGTAAGCGCACGACTGCGATACGTCGTAGCGCGACATAATTTGATCGCGGAGCTGCCGGTCCTTCATTGAAGGATTCGCGAGCCAGTAGTTATACATATCGCGGATCCTCATGACGCGTTCGGCAAAAGCGACGGGATATTTCTGCCTCAGATCCTCATCAGAGGCAAAGAGGTCGACCTTGCAGGCATCGAGAGCGGAAGGGAGAGGCATGGGAGTAATGTTTTATTATTCATCGTCCTCCATATCGAGGAGCGCCTTTTCGGACATCTCGATAGCCGCCGGCGAACCGACGCGAGCGAGCGTAGCCATCTGCTTGCGGATCTCGAGTTTCTGCGAGAGTTTTCCTCTGATATAAGCCTTACGGGCCGGATGCCCCTCGGAATTGATATCAGCCTTGAATTCCTCTTCGGGGATATCAAGGTAGATTGCAATTTCAGAAGGCTTAGTGTAGAGCTGAGCAAACTGCTCAATTTTTCCCAACTGTGCGGCAGAATACTTCATGGAATGGGACGGATTGGTTATTGATTACATATTCTAACTGTTCGGTGAGCGCCGAGAATACCTCCGGAGAGGTAGAGATAAAACCGGACTCGAAGCGGTTGCCTCGTGTCAGGTTCTGCGACATGACGACCGAAACGTTCCATCGGTCGTTGCCGACCAGCAGGACCTTAGCGTGGCTCGACGCGAGATAACAGTTCTTGACAGTCTGCTCGATGAACGGCCATAAGATAAGCGTCTTGTTAGTAGCCTTGAAATCGAGAACAATGTCGATATCCTTGATAAGCCCGGACTTCTCGATGAAGAATAGACGACGGAGGAACTCCTCCGAGATCGAGAAAGAAGCCATCTTGACAGACGCAGCCCCGGTCTGATCGAGAATCCACTGCAGAATGTCAGCGACCTGCAGAAGATTCGACATATACGCTTGCTGAGGCTTATCAGCGAGCGGAGAGAGGACCGAGGAAATTAAATCCGAGTGCTTCATAACAGACCGAGTTCAGACATTTTCGCCTTGAGCCTTGCTGAAGGATTGTCAATCCGTGAATAAATGTCACGGATTCTTTCAGCCTGGGCTGTCGATGGCTGTTTGGCATATTTGCCGAGCAGTAGGTTGATAGTCTTTACAGCATTCTTCGAAGCCGTTCTCGAGTCCACGGCTCGTATGGTGGCTGATAACGGAGTGCCCTTGACGTAGTGATCATAAAGATTCCAATTGTCTCGATACTGGAGATCGAGCCGGATTATATCCTTGGCGAGAGGATAACGGTCAGAATCGGGGCAAGTGGAATTCGTGGAATTGATCATACGGAGGCGAGTGTGTGCCTCGCGCATACGGCGCATGATATCGGCGTTATCGACATACAGCTGCTGCACCTCGGGAGGGAGTTGGTCATGATCCGCACGTTTACCGCGTTGGAATTCTGAACGCTGAGACTGTGCGAAACCGTGCTGCCGGGCGATGGCGTCCACCTGCGTCATCATCTGCGCCACTTCCTCATGAGTAGTGTCGATGAGACGCTGTTTGAGAATTCGCTTCATCTGATACTCGAGCGTAGCGGCATGACGCACGGGATTACGCATGATGTTGTCATAAAGAATGCGGTTGCGATTAATTCGCAACAGCAACTCTGCACCGGCTCTGATATCACGCTCACTTGGATCGGTATCGAGCCATTCCTTTATCTTAGGGGTAAGTTCAAGATTAATCATAATTTATTGTTTATACCTGACACGAACAATAGATTTTTACCGAGAGTCAGGAGTAACTCCTTCATCGCCTTTAGAGTTGAGCCTGTAGTAACGAAATCATCGAAAACGATTACGTTAGGTTCTTTAGGTTGCGTACCGAGCGTGAAAACTGCATTGATACGCTGACGGGAGTGGCAGAACGCCACATCCTCATAGAAAGGAATTTTGAGCCTTCCTGCGATATCCATGCTTATGAGAGTGGCGAAATTGCGGACCTTGTGTCGACGCTTGGGCGTGGTGCAGATGCACCAATGACCATCGGAGAGGGAAGAGCCGAGCACCTGAACAATAAAGTCCGACACGGCCTCCGCGAAATGCGGTATTTCAGCCGGGTCGGACTTGATGTCAGTCAGCGTGCGCCCCATGAGCGATTTTTGCCATACGGATAGGAACCAGACCCCTGCGCGATGGGTAATCCTCGGGCGGTAGTCGAAGTTGCAACGTGCTTCCACCGACTTATCCCAGGCTTTTCCCTGTTCGACGGCGAAGATGTCGCGCACAGGCGAGATTTCGCCGAGAGCCGGATCGATGTCGAGCGGATACACATCTGTCAGGACGGCATCAATGGCATCGGCCAGGCTCTCTGAAAAATCATTAGCCGGCTTCGTTGATTGTTCCATCCTCTGTCGGGATTTCGCCCTCATAAAATGGCATGGAACATTCGTCTGAGGCAGTGATAGCGAGAGTAGTGGCAGAGGTTCCTGTGGCACCTTGACCGAGAGCCTGTGAAGGTGCGATACGAGCTCCCCAGTCCTCATTGCCGAATACGCGGAAGCGACCGTACATATCCTCGGCAAGTGCTATTACCTCAGTATTGAGGAACGGTGAAATAGCGGCTGTAGCCTCCGGACCGACATCCGGATGAACGACAGTCAACTGGTTGTTGAAAGTCTGTGAGGGGAACTCTCCCTGAGGATCCGACTTAGGTTCAGCCTTTTCGGGGATATGGTCTATAACGAGCCACTTCTTGCCCTCGACAAGCGTAAAGTTGCCTGTATAGCTGGCGGTTGTAGGACGACCCAGCTCATCTCTTTCCAATTTAGGGAAGGTGGCGACATCTGCCTTAGCAACAATATAAAGTCGACGGCGAATGCCCGGCTTTACCGGTTTGCCCTCACACCAGGGCATTGATTTCAAAATTGATGTACACTTCATAACTTACAGAAGTTTTTTTATCGACCCCGTTAATCTGCGAGGTCGATGATTGTGAGACGGCGCTTATCGATAGTGCGGAACTGAGTTCCGAGCCACATATTCGCGGCGAAGGAGAGAGTATAGTGGTCCTTACGCATGATGTCGACTGCCATTTCGTCAGACTTATTGTAAGTAGCCCACCACATGTTATCCTTTTGGGTGAGGATCATGCGCTTCTGACCTGCCATCTCTGGCAGACCGACAAGAGTAACCTTATTGTGAGAGCCCTCGACGTAAGGTTGATTGTAAGCCTGGTTGTACTGCAGACCTGTATGCGTAGCCTGATAAGACTCGTTATACATATCCACCAACTCAGGATCGCAGAGAAGAAGGTTATTCTCACGACGCATGAAGGGGTTGAGCTTAAAGATCACCTCCTCTTTAAGCAGATCACAGGCATTTTGGTAAGAGAACGCCTCTGTCAACTTGATATAGTTGCCCTGCTCTTTTGAGATAGTACCTGCGGAGATCTCCTTACCGGCGATAGTCAATAGACCATCACACAGATCCTCTGTAGTGTTTCCCTCATCGTTGCGGACACCGGTGAGCACTGCCTGAGCGATATGCTGACCGCGAGCCTTTGCTATGTGGAAGAGCACGAGTGCGGTAGTGGAAGCACCCTTGATAGCCTCTCCTACGATAGGATCATCATATCCCATGGTGAGATGTGCATAATCCACAGGTGAAAACTCATCGACAGCATTGCCGAGATAATTTTTAATAACGCGATACTTAATGTTCACGTTAGAAGTGTTACTGCGGTCCTTTTTGAAAGGGGCGAACTGAGAATCGGCACCGATCTCACCAAGTTGCATTTCACCGCGCAAGCCGGTGAGGCCGTGCATGAATCCGAGCACATCCATGGCAGAACGAATGGGGAGATCCATCAGAGTGGAATTCCACTTGACTGCGGTCTTTTTGTAGTCCTCCAGGGTGGCGGCATCGATAATAATCTTTGACATTGTCGAAAAAGTTTTAAGTTATGAAAAATGAGAGAGAAAAGCCTTGGAGGCGGCGATGCCGTCGGCTTCTGATACTGGAGCGTAAGGATCCGGATCTTCCTTCTTTGCTTCTACTACATCTGATGTAGGTTCGGCAGGTTCCTTACGTAACTCGGAGATGGTTTTGTCGAGCTCGGCGATTTTGGCGCGGAGTGACGCGATTTCCTCATCCTTGGCGGACAGGGCTTGTTCGGTGACTGGATCAGCAGCCAACTGCTCATCCTGAGGCTCTGGCTGAGCCGGAGCAAGAGTCTTCGACTCCAACTCCATCTTGAGAGAATCTTGTTCCATTGAGAGAGAATTATGTGACTCGGGATCAGACTCCTGCTCATCAGAGATGGTGACTTCTTCCGAATCTTGTTGATTAAATGATCTGAGGAACTCGAAGAAACGGTTCATTATCGACCCCTTCTTGCCCTTGTATCCCGGAGGCAACGGCATGCCTGCGGAAGATAACGCAGCAGCTGTCGACTCGGTGAGTGGTTCTTTATCCTCTACTTCGTCGGTGATCTCATCGACGAATCCCCACTCTAATGCCTCTTTCGCTGTGAGCCATGTATCTTTGCTCATCAACTGCAAGAGTTCATCTTTTGTTTTTTTGCATCGGCGAGCATAGAGACCGGCTACGATGGTATCGATGGTGTGCTGTTCAGCCTTCTGCTTCTCGAGCTTCTTTATGTGTTCGTCGAGTTGATCCGCATTCATAAAATCCCACTCGAATACTAAATTTGAGCATCGGTGAACGAGGAATGCAGCATCAGCATCGATTGATATACGCTTTGCGCCCATTGCAGCGATGGTGGCTGCGGATGCCGACTGACCGATGAAATGCACATGTACATTGCCATGGATTTTGAATAGCGAGGATATAGCGAGACCCTCGTGCGTATAACCGCCGAGTGAGTTGATGAGCACATTGACCTCTGTATCCTTGTACTTGTCAAGGATCCAGCTGACCATGTCAGAGGTGAAGTTGCCCGACCATTTCGATCCGACTTCACCCTTCAGGAAGATATGATAGTTCTTTGGCATTACTCCATATTGTTTATACCACAAAAATAATATACTCGATATACCCTTAAAAAGACTATAAAACACACGGTAGCACCGATTTTAGCGCTACATGCGTGATTTTGTATGTCCTGAGTGCCGCATCTCCACTCGGAGAACCGGCAGACTCCGTGTACTCAATCTGTGGATATTTTGGCTCTCGACTCCCGATCAGAAACTGCCGACCCGAAGCGCCGGTCACGATGAACGCCAAACGACGACCCTCCGGAATTATTTCCGTCGTTTTAAATTCGAGTGTTGTTTTCTCAATTCTGCACCCCGATGATAGAGATCCTGACCACTCTAACTTCGGAATGCCATAAAAATTAATTTTTTGGGTTGGGAGAGCGAGGTCGATTATCGCTCCCGACATCGACTGTTGCATCACGTGTGGTTGGATATTTTCGCACTCTATATATCTGATCGATACGATGCCTGGAAGTGAATTCATAATCATTCAGTTTTTAGATGGTTATTTTGGATATTTCGGATGTCTTGGATAACTTGGTAATATCCTCATTATTAGTCAATCAAGATTAACATTATTTAACATTAGACCTTATTGATTTGTCGCGCATTCTCTTAAACATCTGGCGTATCGTCTCCCAATTTTTGCCAGTCGGTTCAATGCCGTGTGTAGCCATAAAGGCGTAGATAATATCAGTTATCACGACATCGCGAATATAGAAGCATGAGAGCTCTCGGTCCAGCAGTGTTTTGAAATTGCGCTTTATTGCCGAGACCAACGCTTTCTCACCCTCGACGATAAGGTAATTATGCTGATCAGGATTAACCCCTTTGAAAGTTGGGACTTCTACCGGGAGCAGTCCGGAGACATCCCCCTCTACCCATCCTTTAGGGCGATGGCGAAGGAACCTCGATAATATGCAGTGGCAGTTAGAACCTCTTTCGAACTCGACACGACCGAGGGATTCGTTCCAAAAATCGTGGCGTAACCATTGATCGAGGTATTCAGGAACTTGGATGTAGATGTTATACAGAGACATACATTAATTATTACGTTTCTAATATAACCACAAAAATAGCACAAAATTTCTAAAAATGTGCAATAAAATATTAACAATTTACGAAATTATCCAACAACTTCAGAAAATAGATTCGAGCTAACTCCACTTTTTTTTGAATACTACTGTACTGACGGCACTTAACATTCTTTATTTCAGTTATTTATCACAGTACAATTTGCTTAAAAAAATTGTACTGAAAGTGTACTTTTACGATTTGGATTTGTACTGCTGTACTTTTGTACTGTGATTGTACTATTTTTGTACTGACTTAACTTATTGATATTCAATATATAATACTATATCAGTACAAAAGTACACTTATTTTAGACTTATCACACACAAGAAAAAATAATATAAAATAAAATTGTTTCACGTGAAACATAAATATTTGAAAATCAATAACATACCGATTTACAAATAGGCAAATGGGGGCGGAATCCCCCTCGCCCCCTCCGAAGTGACTGCAAAAATCTGAACTGCGGTGCAGTAGTGCTGGAGCACACTCTCCTCCGTTCCTTTATTGAGGGGTGCGGGGAATGTCGACGCTATACGAAAGAATCCGAAAGAAACCGAAAACACTTTCGATTTCTACAAACAAAGAGCCGACGCTGTGAACTCCAGCGCCGGCTCTAACTTTACACGAAATTTATGTTACTGACCATTCAACTGCATCATCCATCCGAATGACCCTGACTTGTTGCGTCCGGGCCGATAACCAAGGCGGATCATCACGGCGTTTACTTCGTCCGGTTTCAGATCTGCCATATCACCCAGCTCCGACATGATATCTGCCGTCGATGTGATAATTACCCCTCCCAGTGCGGATGAGATAGGTTTGTATCTCTTTAGATACTCTTCGAGGATGATTACGTTAGTATTTACCTGCGTATCTTCTTTGTCTAACATCTCCTCCACGGCATTACTCTTCATAGCTTTTCTGATTGCTGATTCCAATAGGCTCATAACTCACCTCCTTCCTTCTTATCTGTGTCCCTGTTATCGGCTTTGAGTCCATGGATCGTTATGTAGCTACCGAGGATTTTCCAGAGCATAACCAAATCCTCTCGTTCCTCGAGACGAATCCTGCCGAGATCCGATATTTCATCTAAAGTGTCTATCATCGCAGAGATCTCATAGACCTCCTTATCCGGAAGTGAAGAACAAGTAAAATCCATCACTCTTGAGATTGAGATAGTTGGAACATTGCGTCTCATGCCTCACCTCCTTTCTTTGTATTGTCGGCGAGATAGAGGAAGCCGAAGGCGACTAATGCCGATATGCAGATCAACGGTTCGATGCCGAGAATCACACCGGCAAAGACTGCGAGGGTGCTGATGACTGCGAGGGTTAAAGACTTGCGGCGTGCGAGTTCGAGAGCACGGACGCACATTCTCCGTACATTGACGGGACGGAGGGCGCGGGAGGCGCGGACTGTGGGCTTGTTGCCCATTGTGATTTTTGTTTGCATAACTATCGTGTTTGTTAGCGATTAATAAAAAACGGCTGTCACCGTTGCTAACAAACACGATAGTCGTCTCCTAAGAGCGCCTACAATGAATCGGTGACAGCCGCGTATGGCTGGTATGTCCGGGCATAAAAAAAGCCCGCTAATATATCGAGCATTAACCGCGCTCTACGTGAACGACAAACGTTCGTGTTTGTTAGCACTGCAAATTTACGACAAATAATTCACACTGCCAAAAAAAATTGATGCTAATTTAAGAAATTTTCCTTCCCGATAATTTCGTCTGCATCGTAATCAAAAAACATATTCCCAGTCCAGCCTGCATATTCATCGCCTCTTTCGTGTCTCTTATCCGTAGCGAATTGAATGGTGCTATATTGGTTCATCAGTTCCTTTGTGACATCCCTAAGCTGGGATCTTTTCAATTTCTTGGGCGTGTATATGCGTATAGCATCCGGTTTCTTCTCGGCGATTTTAAATGTGATGCCGGCAACTGTTATTGTGTCTCCGACTCCATCATTTTGTTCACGTTCTTTCATCTTGCCATGTGTGGTTAAGACACTCTTCCCTGTGGTGGATTCGATTCCGAGATTACCGAATTCCCAAGTACCATCATCGAACATCTGAACCCATATTCTATAAATGAATTTTGTCCAGTTCGACGGATGATTCTCAGCGGTGAATTTCTGTAAAACCTTGTATCTTCCAGGAACTGAAGTTTCTTCGACAATGGTTCCTTCATCTTCAAACTCCGCGTTAGACGCGAATTCCTCTCGTATGAAACGTTGAGCAGCATTGATAGCTCCGGATTTACTCGGAGTGGACTGTTGACTCTCTATAAGCGCTTCAACTATTGAATCCTCTTCTTCCCGAGTCAACTGACTTTCATTAGACGAGCTCCCGGCGCAACTCATAACCGCGAACAACGGCAGGCATAGAATAATGCCGTACAAGTAACTTCTGATTTTCCTCATATCTTTGTTTTTTAGTTTTGCAAATATACGACAAAATATTCACACTCCCATTGTCAGCAGTCGCCTTTTTTGGATAAATTGTTCCAGTAGTCGATCATGACAAGTTTTCGTCTGTTTGTTTCCACGGCGGAAGATTCGTCGATCTCTTTATATTCGGTCATTACCGGTTCTTTAGACATCACCGATGAGATATATGTAAAATCTGTCGGAGCACCAACCGGAGGAAAGCAGAATGATAGCACCAGAGCCTCGCCGTCATGGCTGATGGCGAAGTCTCCCATCGTGATTAAGTCAAGCCCCAAAGTAATATCACAGTCAGGATCGGAGTTTGGTTCACAATTAATCGCCACCTCAATTGGGACTCTGATCACTCCGAGCACTACACAGATCTTCACTTTAGTTACATCACAGACTTTAGTTCCCTCAAATGGAGATCTAAAGCGCTGCGATCCTTCAGGCGATAAACGTAAAAAGTCTGCTACGCGCTTCGAAATTATCGACTGAGAACAACCGGTATCCCATAACGCACGGATGCGCGTCGATATGATATCTGCATCATCCGGAGAACAAATAATCAAATCTGAGACTATTCGTCCTCGGAAGCAATTAAATCTACCAGTAAATGCATACGGATGCTCCTTCTCTACCATAATTTTCAGTATTAACTTATGCAAAAATAGCTCAAAAAGATAGCATAAACAAAAGCGCCTCCGCCATCACGGAGGAGACGCCCAACATTTATACTAATACTAAAGAAACCTCAGATAATGTTGATGCAACGAACCGGCGAAGTAGGTGTTGAGCGCCCGATAGCACTCGAGTTGATATCTCTCAACCATCTCACGTCGTTCATCAGCCACAAGATTAGAGACGATGGAGAACAACCACCCATAGATGTACGCAAGTGGCAGACATATCATATCGTATGACTTTCCATCTGCCCCAGTTGTGTGTAGGGTACACACAACTGACGATAGGATCCAATGCCTTTTTACGGCCTGGATCTGCCCTTAAACATTCAATGTGAGTGCGTCGCATATAGGGCGCAGAGGTACATAGAAGTCGTTGTTTTCGTTGCGAATGGCAGCTATCTCGATGCCGTTGACAACTGTGATGAATTGTTTTTCCATTTTTAGTTTTTTTAAATTTGATAATTTTTTATTTATCTCATTGGAATCAACTGCGATTCCAGGAATTAATCCGGCACTACTATAATCTCATCTCTGTTAAGGAGCTGTTCTAACCCTATACCCTTTATCTTGTTGGCGATGATTGAAGATGCCAACTTCCTCGATGGTATATTGGGGATATATAACATCCCGATAGTCTTGGGAATTACGGAATCAAGCATTAGAAACTCTTTTTGGACCATACAATAATCGCATACCCATACGTCAAACTCGGCTATACGCTTATCATACCAGCGAGCATAGGATTTTGCGGCATCTATTAGTGCCATAGCCTGATGCACCGCTATAACGAGAGTCTTGTTATCCTTGCTTAACCTCTGCTTGTTGACCTCCATCTCGATGGCATTATACATCTTGTAGAAGTCATCTTTGAGAATATCTTCGATTGCTAATCCGTGGTCGACCTCGTTATTTTCCATCTTCGATGATATTATGCCGTGCCGAAATTTATCGTAATCTCGTTTTAATTCGCGAATCTGCCGTACTAACTTTTTGGCGTGAACCAGCTTCATGCCAATACACAAATCGCAAACGGTATCTACATAATCCCAAGCAAGATTCATTAAAGCAAAGAGTTTATACGACCATTCGGTTAGAAGAACTCCCGGAACGGACTCTATAGTTTTTTTGAGTCTTGGCGAGGGCACTACTGACAATGGTTCGCGAAATGTCCGCACCGATCGCTGGAGGTAGGGAACAGCCTCTACATCTGCTACCCTGATACTTCTTACGGTTGCCGGCACGATGACATGATCTCCGATTTTTAATTTCTTTGTCATATCCTTCAATTCTTTGGTTGATAATAGCGACACCGCCAATAACCATCATTGCCGGGATGCCATTTTGCACACACGCAACAATAAAAGCCATCGAACGCGCGAGTCCAATGCTTGCAGTTATCGCACAGGAATAGTTTTTGCATTTTTTAGATCTTTTAAATTTAGATATTTTTATACTCCTCGTTTACTTGTTTCAGGTCAAAATAAGCGATAGCTTTTCGACGCAAGTCCTGGAGAATTTTCGTATCCATGTAGAGGGCAAGCAACCCTCTGGAAGAAGCCACGTATGCGAGCAGAGAGCCGAAGACCTCGGAGAGGACATCGAAAACTTCACCAGAATCACAGCCTGAATTCTCGATCTTGTTGGCAATAGAGTGCATCAACACTTTCTGATTCGCAGTAAAATTATCGTAGTTCATATATTTTTTGGTTTTAAAGCTATTGATCGAAGTGCATCCACCAACTCATTCTTGCTGATGAACATGGAATTTGTGGACCAGGAGAAATCAGCGGAGATGAAGCGCATTGACTGACGTGAGTAAGCCGTAGTACAGACTTCCCTGTAAAGTTTGCGCTTCACATACTCTTCGGAAGGATCTTCGGCATATACACCGGAAGAGATGCGGATATCTCCATCGAAATTTAAGATGTCAATTTCTACGGTAAGGAGGACATCGAAAGAGACGAGGCCATTGAGGCGATGCGCCCATTCCCGGACGTTACCCTTGAAGAAGCAGAAGCCTCTTGAAGTGCTGCCACCCTTGCCATCGCGGTAGTGATCCGTCTCGTTGTGAAGGACTTCACCGGACAGATATTTGTAATATTCCTGACGGCACATGAAGCGGTGAAGTATCAATTTATCGTTTGCCATAATTATTGTTTTTTTCTGTCACCAACAATGTCTTTAATCGTAGATCTTATTTCCCCCTTCAACCATACACATCCATCGATAAACGAGACCACGATAATCGGCGTAATGATGGAGAGTATAAGAAGAAGGATGGCGCCCCAGAGTGGCGATGTCACTGTCAGCCATGACCATCCGACAACGGATGTAAGCTTAAGCAACAACAATGCTCCGAATACTATTGGAGAGGCAAGCACCAAAGTGGCTACTGCCCAGTAGATTTTAGATAAAATTTTCATTTTCATGACTTTTTTTATTAAGGATTGTTTGAATTTTGTCGTATTTATCTCTGAACGATTTTGATACATCGTATAGGTTTCCTGCCGTGTGTCGACACTTGCATATATTTGATCGACCTCGATTAAGCAAATATGCTATTTTCTCGTCGGTAAGTCCGATCTTATATAGGAACAATATGCAGAGCAATCGTGCTTCGGATACATGCCATACTCGAGACTCAGACTCCAGCATCTGACGACTAATGCCTGTTACTCCATATACAGCGGAGAAAATGTTTTGCACACATCCATCGTTATTAGATTTTATCAATTCTTTCATTTCTACGAATTTAAAATGGGGATTCTTCTTCATTTTCTTTTACCAGGATTTCTCTATTATACTGCGATAACGTGAAATACTCGCAACTGTTAGATTTATCATCGCCGCCGATGAACGACTCCTCCTCGTGTTTCGGTTTCCAATCCGAGTAGTAGATTTTACCTCCGTTTGGCTTTTCGATGGCCTTATCTCGATTGAAATCATAACCTTTATACTTGCAAAAGTCTTTCATCTTATTTTTGAAATTCGAGCTGGTAACTCCATGACCCTGCAAGCCTCCGGCATATTCTTTGAATGAGTCGAATAATTCCTTCCTCGATATACGTGAATTAAGATGAGATCCCGTTGGATCGAAATATTCTTCCGCCCACTGAAGAAGTGTCTCGGACATCGATTGACGGAGAGTCCTCAGCTCGATATTCCTCATCGGTGGTGGAACTACTCCCTCACCTTTCTTATTCCAAGCCAGTTCAAAGGAACGGAGATAATACATCACGCATTCCGCCATGAAGTTGTCAAATAATTGCCATTGGTAATCATCCCAGTCGAAGAAAAACTGATGGCCAAAGTCATCGACGATGGTGTGATCCTGATTATACCATGCCGAGAACTCCATATAAGCGATACGGCGCTTTACAGACCCTTGGTCTGCATCCTTTATGGCATGGTTGGTGGTCAGAAGTATCTTCGGCGAGTCCTCTGCTTTTATAATAAATCGAGTTTTCCCCTTCGGATTGACAGGGAGATCACCGGTGATCCAATTAAAAATCGACTTAAAACTGAAATTAGTCCGAATATCATCGATGAATATATTTCGCGTCGCCTTGGATACCCCATCGAGTGCGAAATCATCCGAAGGATTGAATGTCTTACCGTCGAAGCCGGCCTGAGCCACTACATGGCTGATAGCAGTTCCGAGCACCGACTTACCTGCACCACCCCACGCCTGACCGACCTCGGAGATCCTGTGGTCCTGTATAACTACAGCCTTACGGTCTGAAGGATATTTCCAGTCTGTAAGCAAGTAGCCGATAGCAGTAATCTTATTGACGATATGTTGATCCCATTCGAATCTCTCATCTGTTGTGACTTCTCTCGGCGCATCCGGTGAGTAATAATTATTTGATACGTTGATAAGATATTGAACGAACTCACATTTAAGGCCCTCCGGTGTAAAACCTATTGCGAACCAGTCACCGGTAGTGTCGATATAGTCTATGATCTGGGTTCTCTTGAAATTTCGTGGCACGATACGACTACGCCACACATTATTTATCGGGAGCTCCGGCTTTATTGAGTGAGATGTGATTTCAACCTGACCATTATTATAATAGCTGCGCTGCACGTCCGGCTCGAAATTGTTGAAATTATCTCGGCGCATTTCAAGGCGCTCAAGCTTTTTGTCCGGCAGGAGCACATCGAGTTTTGAATTGAAATATTCCAAAACTAATGGATTTTTGCAATTTGTCATTATATATGTCAATATGAAATCGCGCATCTCGTATGTTGCTGACCTGTCGATGATACCATCCTCGATATGGATATAGTCGAAACCTGATGCTCCTTCATCGGCATTTGCCAGGCGGAAGAAGCCGGAGGCGGCGAGGAATCGGAATGTTTCAGTGTAACTCAACTGAACCTTGTCGTTATCTTTCGAGTCTTTTTCAATTGAGAATATATCGACATCTGAAGAGTAACTGCCATTCCTGACGAGTTTCCCGTCCTCTATCTTATATCTGATAGATCCTAATCGGAATGACGGCACATCGATGAGGCGATCTTTATGCATCTCGAAGAATGCCGGCCAGTCATTGAGACTCCAGAAGTCACGAATCTTTGCATCCGAAATGGTCGTTATCTTATGGATGTCGAACCATTTCCCCTTCCCGTCGTGTGAGTTCATAGCATAATTGATGTCCTTCATCAGTTCATCCTCTCTGCCCTTCAGAGATCCAACTAACAGATCATCGACACCCTTGTCGCCATTCTCATTAACATTAACATGACCCCACCAAGTATCGACATCTACCTCAACGTTGCGAAATGTCCTAATATACTGCTTGAACTTCGTAACGGCACAAGCAAATGTGTGTGGACGCATATCTGCTCTCTCACCTACTCTTATATTCCTCGATAGGTCATTCCAATCGGAATCCATTATCAGTACGATATTTCGTACCGAGCATCTCTGAACAAAATTTTGGATATCCTGGATCAGACCATTCTCTTTATTGCCGATATTAGCGATGCCCTGTAAGCCCAACGAATACATCCCATGCTTGCAAGCCTTTTCCGCCTTCTTTTCTCCCTCTTGAAGGAAAAGCGTCTCAACGTGGGTCTTATTCTTGAACAATTTTCTCATTACCTCCGGCACATATACCGGAGATGTCGAACCTGCAGGAGACTGATACTTGATAGGATCACCCTTATCATTCGTGTGGAGATCCGGATTAGCATATCGGACACGCACATAATTACGGAGAGTTCGAGAACCCTTCTGAGTGTACTGCACCGGATTGCCATAAAGGTCGTAGTAAAAGATAAGCATATCTCCACCTTGTCTTACCGGAAGACCTTGCTTGACCGTTCCCGGCTGGAAGGGACACATCGTTAGTTCTTGTCCCTTCTCGACAACTGTCGCCATTACATCTTCGACAGTTATACCACTGCTCTCCAATTGCTGATGTGTAAAGGTTTTTTGTACCTTTGATTTTACCTCTTTCACCTTAGCCTTGCGGATAGTAGCCTCCGGAGTGATAGGGATACTTGCCATAGCTGCTACCCCCTCGATGCATTTCACATAGTCACGCTTAATGTCGAGACCCTGCAAATATGCGTATGCTTCGAGTGGACCGGAGAACCCCTCTTGACACACCCAGCACTTGGCATAGTTATATTTACCCTTGTGGAGAACGGTGAATTTCTTTTTCGCTCCACAGAAGGGACAGTCCATCTCTGTTTTGGACTTTAATTCGTCCGCACCCCTGACAAATAATCTGATGTCAGCCTCCCGGACTTTTTGCACTTCAAATTCGCTATACTTGTTCATGGAATAGATTGTTTTCCGTCGCATACTTCACGAACTCCGCCTTCGAATGTATATCGAGCCGAGCGTAAGCATTACGCACATGGGTGTGGATGGTATGTGGCGAGAGCCGGAGTCTCTCTCCTATTTCTTCTTCTTTCAATCCGTCGTAGACAAGTCGTAATACCTGCAATTCTGCCGGACTTATCTGATGGTTGAACTCCGGATGACATACGACATGGTCTAAATGGCATTCACCCCGTAATGGGCATGGCACGTATTCGAAATTGCATTTCATTGATGGCGCTATGTCCGGTACATCGTCGAGACTTCCAAAATTACACCTCACGAATCTGCATACAATACGATAACGGAAGTACGGCTGGTTGAGGGCACTCTGTTTGTACTCCTCACATAGTGCATTGTACGCTTTCGAGTAGAATGTCGATAGATACTCACACATCGCACCTATAAGATCATAGTCCTGCATCGTAAGCGTACGAACGGAACCGTCAGCCGTGCGAATCATCACCTCGTTATTGTAGGTGAAAAATTCTGTGTTAATTAATAACCTGCTCATGGTAAATTAACAATTATCGACATTCTTCATTAGGTCTACACCCACGATTTTGCTTATTTCGCGCAGGAACACCGGATGTAACGGAGTTAATCCACGACGCCAAGCGGAGAGGATTGTCCTCGATATTTTCAGCTCGTATCTGATATCACGAGACTTAGCGATCCGGATATTGTTCGGGAGAGATGCGAGATAGTTATCCAAGCTTTGGTTTGTTGTCATATTTTTTGTTATTTCGTTAATTATGTTTTAATTTTACGATGACAAAGTAACAAAATATAAATGATATATTAACTATCTCAGATATATTTTCTGCTAAAATTAATATTTTTTAACAAATATAGAAATGAAGCATGTAGGTAAGATTCTAAAGGATCACATCGAATCGCACCACCTTGTCAAAGGGCAAGTGGCTAAGCAAGTGGGTATTAGCTATAACTATTTATCCACAATATTCAAGCAACCGAGTGTCGACGCCCGATTACTCGAGCGACTTTGTGTCGCCGTTGGTTTACATCCGAGTGTTATGTTTGATGTGCCGAAAGAGATAGATAATAATTACCAGGATATACTGGCGCATACCCTTATCGGGAATGCTAAAGTAGAGATAAATTCCAACGAAAGTCTCCGAGCACTGATCGACGAGAAGGAACGCATCATCGCTGAAAAGGAGAGAACAATCCAAATTTTGATGAAGCAAGTCGGCATCGATGAAACGGGACAAAATCGGGACAACCACGACAAAAAAGTAACATCTAACAACCAATAATAACGGCCTTTAGACCGCTAAATAAAGCAGGCATAATTCTTGTCACCCCGACTGAGAAAGCGATAAACGCCTGTAAGCAAACAACTTACGGGCGTTTATCGATTTTAAACGGGACAAAAACGGGACACGTCGTTTTTGTTTTGAATTACTAACCTGCATTATTTGGCGCATTGAATGTGCTAAATAATGTTAAAAAAATGTGCCCAAAAAAAAGCCTCACACCTAAGGAGAATGGTGTGGAACCACCAAGAGATGAGATGAGCGGTGTTGCTTCCGCCATCCAGTACACATTGCCAGTCTATCGTGAGACTGAAGGCTGCAATTACATCGAGTTCTACGCATACGACCCAAGCATTGGCAGACTCCGGCGTAAACGAATTAAGACAAATCGGATTAAAGGTGTTGCTAAACGCCGACAATATGTCCGAGATCTCAAAAAACGATTAACGGATCAATTAAGTCGAGGATGGAATCCTTGGATCGCCAAGGACACCTCCGAATTGTACGTGTTCGAGGAAGTACTCCAAAGATATGAGATGCACATCGTGAAGATGCTCGAGAGCGGATACTACCGCAAAGAGACCTACAACGGGTATAAATCCTATCTCAAGATCCTTCGCGAGTATGCAATAAAAGTCAAGCCTCTATACTACGTTTATCAGTTCGACAGAACTTATTGCGTGGACTTCCTGGACTACGTGTTCATCAAGCGCAACAACGGAGCTCAGACTCGAAACAACTATCTCCACTTCCTTCGACTCTTTTCCGGATTCATGCTCGAGAAGGGATATGTCAAGTCACGTCCGACTGATGGGATCTCCCCTATCAGCAAACGGCTATACAAGAAGGAAAGGACGGTTATCCCGGTTGATAAGGTAGCAAAGATTGCCGAATACTGCCGTGTTCACGACAGACATTTCCTCTTGGCGTGTTATCTGCTATACTACTGCTTTATCCGCCCTGTGGAAATGGTTCGGCTAAGGATAGAGTTCTTTAATCTGAAAGCAGGCACCATCACGATTCCTGCCGAGTGTTCAAAGAACAAGAAGAAGCAGACCGTTACGGTGCCGAAGAAGGTTCTGATGTATGCCTTGGAACTTGGCATATTTTCTGAACCTATTCAATATTTCATATTTTCAGATGGGTTACGACCCGGGGAAAATGAGATAAATCCCAAGATCTTTAGAGATCACTGGGCGAAACTTCGCAAGCCACTCGGGATGCGGAGCGAGTGGAAATTCTACTCACTTAAGGACACCGGGATCACCGAGATGCTAAAGACTCAAAAAGTGTCGACCATTGAGGTGCGCGACCAGGCACGCCATTCTTCGCTGTCGATAACTGACATCTACGCTGAACACTCCGACCTCGTCAATCCCTATATATACGGTATCGACGGAGCGCTCTAATCCTTAAGAGGCCAAAACTCACCCTTCATCAACTGCGACAAACCATCCTCGGAGATTGTCGCAGTTATTTTTTCACATATATAACGACGGCCTCTGATCAGGAATACCGAGCGTACGTCCGGAATAGAATCAGCCAGGAACTTGAAAGTCGATTTTTTCGATACGTCGATATTATGTATAATCTTACCTCGAGAAGATTTTTTATCGTTTAATCTGAGATTGAAATGAAGCCACTTCCAGCTATCCCAACTATTGCTTATAACAATATTTTCGACGTATGGGTGAGGAAGAAGCCCACCTGTATCAACAGATCCATCCCACCATCCGATAAATATCTCGCTATAATACTCGTTTTTATCATCATCTTCTGTATACGCCTCTATATTAGACTGAATCCAAGTCTGACGGAATTCTGCCAGAGTAATCTTCTTAGATTCCTCATCATATCCTGATGGATTCAAAAACATTACATAGCCATATTTATCCTCACTGAAATCTACGGCAACCGGAATAAATTCAATTTCCTTCTGCTGTGCATCATCAGAATTATCCACTATCCTTCCACCAAGTAAATTAATCGGCTGAACCACACATCGGTATTGATATTCTTTATTTATACTCTCATCTTCAATCTCAGTTCTGTCATCAGCCTTAATGATAAAATGACAATCGACATCCCTTGCATAAAGAATTGCCGTATAATTAGAGAACATCCACTCAATGTCGCCTCGATATGTACGAAGTTTTTTATTCGATGACAATAGTTCATCAAGAGTATCATATTCCACATATTTGCCCTTCCAACTACTTAAAAAGTCATCGCACATATAATATTTATACATGTTCAAATCGCACGATTTATAGAACAAATTTTGTGCTTCTATATAATCGCAATTCGAATCATTTTCCTTAATCGATATCGAAAATTCATCGACTATCTTATCAAGATAAGTAACGGCTTTCGATTCCATCAAATTTGATGTGAACGAAAACTTTATTTTTTTCTCTCGATGATCGATGTCAAACTCACCAAACAAAAACAATTCAAGGTTCTCGAAATATTCATCAACCGTCCAGTGTGGCAATGCGCTCGCATAATTTGTTATGCCCCAAGCAGACGGCAAGCAATTACATACAAGAAGATATTTATATTCCTCCTTAGCCTCCCACTCAGACAAGTCACATTTATACCCTATCGCATCGCATATTCTCTTAGTTAAGAAGAGCAGATAAGGTTGCCACGACAACCGCTCTGTCCCTTCGCTCCACTCATATTTACCATCTACAAACTCTGCACAATTATTAATAATATTCGTTTCCGAATCACTATTATACCATGGAAGTGCCACTGATTCATTACTCCTCGCTACCGGATTCCAAGCTTCACTCGGATCTATCAGAGAAGGAGCTACAGTAGATGGAGATCCCAAATCAAGTTCGTTAATGTAAACTTTATCCCATGTATCGTCGAAGTTCTGCTCCGATCGCCCTGCGAGAAATTGGATCTTTACTTCGCTTTCTGTTATCTCTGTAATGGTGGCTGTGCCTAACCTTACGAGATTCCGACAGCGGATTTCACAATCAAAACGGATTCTTTTTGCCACGACATCAGCACGGTTTATGTGTCCGAAAATCGCTTGATTGACAGCGCATCCGGCAAGAGGGAGAGTTATGGCAAATGTGTAATCATCTCCCCCTCCGAATAGACGATTTTCGGACACGTATTCAAAAGAAGATCCTGACTTGACAGCTGCCACCTTATTGTTAATTATAACCTGCATTACTTCTTCGATTTTGGGTTTTTATTTTTCATATATTGATCATACTCACTCTGAGCCTTATTGATGCCATAATCGCCGGTTACGGTAACAATTGCGCCAAGTGGTTCTTTGAGACGATTATTGAGTGCATCCACTGCCTGCGCAGACCGAGCAACGGCGGCGACCATGAGCGCTGATGAACCATCGGATTCAGCCATGCGAACCATCGAGTCGGAGGCTCTGATGGAGCGCGAGACATCCTCTTCCCTTAAAGATCCTATGGTATTTGTACGCTGAGCATAGTCGAGAGCTTCGATCATTGGACGAGCCACAGGATTAGCGAGCAGTTTCTGCGAAGCTACCCATTCTCCGGCATGCACGATGCCGGCAGGTTCGTCAACTGCACCAGGCTTTGTGAAACCACCTTTTGAGTAGCCTTGCGCCTCCGATGCCTGCTGTTGCTTCTTGATTGCGGCAATCTGTATAGCACCGGCAGCAACCGCCATAGCAGCTGCGATAGGTGCGAGGATATAACCCACAACCGGGATAGCAGCCGCAGAACCATAAGCATTCAGAGCATTCTGTGCAGTCTGCGCCACTGCTTGAATCACCTGCATAGCAAACATTTTTCTGTTTGCTTCTTTCTTTTCTTTTGCTAATTCTTCCTCTCGTTGTTTTTCCAGTTTCCTAATTCGATAAGAATTACCCTGAGCGCGGTCAATCTCGGCGTCATAACGCTTATTGATTGCCGCCGTCTGAATATCGAGTTCAGCCTGCATGAACGATGAGAGATTAGAAAAGATCGACGACATACCGGAGATTAAAGTATCGAGCGCCCCGGTCAATGCCTTACCCCCATCGCCATTGAGCCACTCGGCAGAAGAATCAATAGCTTTCTGCATTGAGTTTCTTACATCTTCTTCTGCGAGAAGACCATATTGTTTTTGGAGAGCCAGCTTGGCATCTTGAAATGCCTTTTCGATGCGGAGTTTCTCGTCTGCATTACCTTCTGCAGCGAGGATCTCCGCATTATAAACCTCGGTAAGAGCTGCGATATCTTTATCGTAAGCTGCTTTTTTCTCCGAGGCGTTCATGCCGAAATATTTGTCTTTGAATGAAGCCAGTCTTTTCTCATGCTCCTGCTGGTTTCGCTCATACTCATCCTGATGGCGTTTAGCAGCTTTCAATCTTGCATCGAGATACTGTTTCTCAGCCTTTTCACGTTCTTCGGATCCTTCCTTTGTACATAACGTCAGACGTTTGAGATGTTCGAGCTCAGCAAGTTCAAGAGCTTCTTCATGTGCTTTTTCTTCGGCGAGACGCTCCTCCGCCGACATGTTCCCTGCTTCGAGTTTCTTGGCATACTGCTCCTTAAGATTTGTCACTTGTTCTTCATAAGAAGCATTCTCAATGCTTACAAGCTCCGCATTCTGTGACTGCGTATATTTGTTGACCGCTTCGTAATAATCAGCCTGTATCTTCAGACGTTCGGTTCCGGACACGTCATCACGATCTAACAGCTTCTGGTTATAGTCAACTTGAATCTGGTTCATCCTCATCGTATAGTCCTCATAGTCAGATTCCCCTTTAGCGTATGAAATTCGGGCAAGAGCCTCTTCTTTTCCCTTCCAAGCCTTTTCTTCGGCGAATCGGTCTTGCGAACCGCCACCGGAACCGGAACCGCCACCGGAATCGGAACCGCCACCGGAATCGGAACCGCCACCGGAACCGGAACCGCCACCGGAATCGGAACCGCCACCGGAATCGGAACTGCCACCGGAATCGGAACTGCCACCGGAACCGGAACCGCTGACCTCGGCGACCTCCTTCTTCTGCAATTCATCGCCATAAATCTTGAAGATTGCCTCTCTTTTTACATCTTCCGCCCGAATCTGCTTATCCAATTTATCGATCGACATTTCGAGAGACTTCTGTCTTCCCGAGCTACCCATTTGACCCATCACAAATATCGGGGCTACCGGTCCGGACGATGTTCTTGGTGTAGGAGTGCCGGATGAGGACGAAGCACTTGCCTGAGCGTTTCTCCGTTTTTCGGATTCGAGTTCGTCTGCAACCTGCTGACGCTTTACAACAAGATCGGCCTTTCGCTTACCTATTTCGGACAACTTTCCCTTCGCGCCTTCAAGTTCATATTTAGTTCGTAATGACCTATTGTAATCATCAAGAGCCTTTTTATTCTCAATATATTTACCTGTAGTAGTATCAAGTTGACCATTATAGTTAGGGATAATCCTATTCAGAGCAGCAATAGCCTTATGTCTATCATCGAGAGATAGTTTTTCGTTACGTGCTGCACCTAATAGAAGATCCAGTTTATTCTTCTCATCAACCAGTTTCTTCCCAGCCTCTTGCCGTATTTCGTTAAGTTCCTTTTGGGCTTCAGCAGCCTCGACTGTATTTTTTTTAAGGAGGATGAAAACAGTTGCAGCAGCGGTAATTGCCGTGAGTATTGCTCCCCATGGGCTGGCTTTTAATGCAGCATTGAAAGCCTTTTGCGCCACCATCGCCTTCCCGACTTGACCTGTGTACTTGTAATATACAAGACGAGCACCCTCCGTAACGACAGCAAGAGCCTTTGTTGCCTTTTCTTGAAGGACAAGGAACCCATAGTGCAAAGTATCCCAAGCACTGATAAGCTTCTTGATAATAAGATCCTTATTGATAACGAGCAGATATGTTGAGATCGCAGCTGTTAGCGAGATGATAGCTGCCTTATGCTCGTACAAGAAATTCACTGTAGTTAGTAGAGCTCGCATAATAGCCGAAGACGAACTTAACATGTGCGACATAAGAGGCTCGAGCTTCTCCCCCAACTCCACACGGATTTCCTGCGCTGCATTCTTACATTTATCGAGACCTGCCTGAACCGTGTTGTTCTGAACGTCAAATTCCTTTCCGGTTGAAACACCTTCCTCAAACGCGACATTTGCCGCCTCCTGCTGCGCCTTTACTTCGTCGATATGAGTGGCAAGGGTAGATAGTGCAGCGATGGCGCGAGAGCCGTTCTCTCCCATATCTTTGAACATTGGTGACAGAACGTCCATCCCCCCAGCTTTCTGTAGAGTCTCGAGGAACATAAGGAGTGCGCCATTGGCGTCTTCCTTAAGCTTCGTCGAAAACTCCTCTACATCGAGACCGGCTACCTTAGCATATTTCGCCGGTTCCTGCATCATTCTAACGAGCACCTGTGAGAGAGCCGTCGATGAAGCTTCAACCTTTTGACCGTTGGTATCGAGAACTGCGCCGAATCCCATTATCTGCTGAATTGTCATTCCTGCCTGAGCGCCGACGCCACCCATTCGAGATGCGAACTCCGCGAGATACGGAGCGGAAGCCGAGCAATTCTGTGATAACTCGTTAATTACGGAACCGACCTTCAATAATGACTGTTCCGTTCCATATTTCTCTTCATCGCCGAATATACCTGTCAGCTTAGAGAGAGTGAGTGTAGCCCCCTCTCCGAGGTCATCGAGTGCGACATTTATCTTGTCAGCCGCACTAACGAAACCCAAGACATCCTCAATGGAAGATTTACCGAGGCGTCCGGCTTCCTGAGCAAGCTTATTGAGGTCCTCACGGCTCGTGCGCGTGTCCATCTGCTTAAAAGCTTCATTCAATTCCACGACCTGCTCCTCGGTCATGCCTGTAAACTTACGGACGTTCGCCATTTCCTGGTCCATTGAGGCGTAAGCATCCACGGCCTTGCGAGCCACATCTACAAAAGACCCACCCCACTGTTGTAACAAATCGACAGCCGGCCATGCACCGGTTGCCCAATTCTTGAATTTACTCCAAATAGACTCCTGCTCGCGAGTTTCATTCTTGACTTCTGCCAGACGAGCCTTAAGCTCCTTAATCTTCTCAATGTGCGAGCCCCACGTCTCGGAGCCGGGTGTCATATCCTTGAGCTGCCTATTAAGAGTTCGGAGAGCCTTCTCAAGTTGGCGTGGTGTAGCAGAGTCAAGATTACTGAGGGCAGATTCCACACCCTCGGTGGCTGACCTCACTTCATCAAGTTGCTTCTCATAGTTTTTGAGTTCCTTACGAGCCTTTTGGATATCCTTTGGGTCAGCCATATTGGCTTTAAGATCGGATATTTTTTTCTTGGTGTCTGTAATTTTCCGCTCAAGTTCCGACATCATCTGCTTAGCCTGAGCGCCATTGACATTCAGGGTAACAGTCGCGGTATCTCTAATTCCACTCATACATCGTAGATAAATTATTATTTTATGCTAAAATAGAGATAACCGAGGACGCAAAAAAAGACGAAAAACGCTCCTCCGCGATTATCGGAGGAGCGCCATATATATTTCTTTATTTTAGCGATCCTTTAATTTTATTCGATTTTGAACGCTATCCCAAGTTGGTGGCTGATCAGCGCGAGTGTGTCGATAGTTACGTTATATTTTCCCTGCTCGACACGGCTGATATGTTGGAAGGCGATGCCTGTTTGTTCGGCGAGATCCCTGAGTGAAATATTTTTATTCTCTCTGGCTCTCTTGACTTGATCGCCGATAACACGCCTGCACTCGCTGATTATCTGTTCTCTGTCGGAATTCATCTTATTAACTCATCGAATATTCGTCTATGACTTGCCCGTTACATATTAGGCATACTGCATATGAATCTCCTTCTTCTTCGTCTTTGAACTTCTCGTAGTTCACCTCGCGGTCAACATAGTCTTCGAAGATGGCCTGGGCGTGAGGATGGTCGTTGACTCTTGCCACACATTCCTCTCCATACCATATCTCGTAGGTGTCATCGCCTGACTCCCACCATGCCACGCGTGCGATGGTATTGCCTTCTTCATCGAGAATATTTTCACACTCGGTTTCTCCCGACCATGAGAAGTTCTCCATTACTCTGTCACTGCCTTCCCAGTCGCTTCTATCACTGAGTGACGATTTTTCGGTATCCATGCCGGGATAGTTGTCACGGATGTAGGCTTCTGCCTGTTTCTCGGTTGCGAATAGTATTGCTTTCATTGTCTTTGGGTTTTAGTTGGTCGATTATTTTTTTATTGCATCCTCCGAAGTAAGCGTGTCGGAGGATGCTGAATTACGTATTAGCGCACGAGGATAACGAGGATTTGTTCTTCTTCTTCGTGAATATCCTTGAAGTATACGCATGCATTGGCGAGCACTGACTGATTATAATCATCTTCATCCATCACTTCGTAGTCGATTACTTCGCGATCGAGAATGTCGTTTAGGTATTCGTCACCATTACCATCGGTGTCGTAGAGCATATTGCCGAGATTGTCGGTGTGATACATGTCGTTGCCGTGATTGTCGTGCACTTCGTAGACTTCTGTGTAGATGTTTGGATTGTCGTTGATAACTTCGTTAAGTGTCATGATCATTTTGCAGAGTTTAAAGTGTTGCCCCCACTTTTAGGTTAATAGGTTAATTGTTACTTTGATGTTGCAAATTTAGATAATATTTTTTATTTGTACAAATATATTATGACAAATATTTTATGTTTTACAACATATATCCAGCCGATTTTTAGAAAATTTTACAGATTTCCACGTATCAAAATCGTAAAAATCTAAAAATATGGTAGTTAAAAGGGATAAAAGGGGAAAAATTCCCCTTTTTCCGTCGTGAGACCCCCCGCCCGTCCTATGGAGCGAGACCTTCCGCCCCCTTTAGAGGTTGCGGAATATGCGAAAGAGGTTGCGCGTGGATGCGCTACGCGCAGACGCAGACGCGACAGCGTGCGGTATTGATACCAACGTGCGAAGCCGATGCCTGTATGGTAATAGACCAACGTGCGAGCCAATACCGCGACGCAGTGCGGTATTGACTCACTCCTATTTAGGCTCGGGGATGATGTCGGCAGCGCGTAGGGAGGTGCTATAAGGGGCGAGCCAATGGTGCAATTAGATGTCGATGCCTTTGCCGGATGGTTTAGGAGCGGAGCGACGATCCATGCCGTAGACTAGACTTCCTTCAACTGCTAAAAAGCTGCGCACCTCACTCGGAATTGCCCGGAGGGTAAATCGGAGTGAGGTGCGCAGCAGTAGATGTAGGATGTCGCAGGCGTTGAGGCAGGCAAAGGCTTCGTGGGCGTATAGTGACATAGACAACGACGTAGGAGGCAGGCTATATCACTATACGACCAAATCTTCTTGCGCCCTTGGCTCAGCCTGATGCACTGACCGGCAGTGCTGTCGACATCATCACCGAGGGGCGTGGGGTGGGCAAACTTTCCTCAGCGAATAGACACTGACACTAAGCTTCGATGTCGAATGTCATCGCATCGACTTTATCCTTCTCAGCCCATCCATTCTCGATAGTGGATGAGATGTGTGCCAGTGCGCCTGAGTAGAACTCGAAGAGATCGGTCAGGTCATCGAAAACCTGATATACCGGATCTGTATCAGTGCCGAGCTTAAACTTGACAGGCAGAGATGCCCCATTCGTTTGGATAGCCAGATCATAGGCTGCCTTGTAATTGAACTGGTTTTCACAGCTCAACCATACCGGCACACCGCGCCACGAGAAATCCTCGATAATCTTTCGTTCAGTCTCTCGATTGATAGCCTCCTTAATGACAGCCTTCACCTCATCGACAGATGGGGTATGGTTGAAACGATGTCGCCAATAGAATGCAGGATTATCTGTTCCGTAGATCAGCTCCCACTTACTTCTGCCAACCTTGATGATGCCGTCAGAGCATCCCTCAGAATCATAACACTTTTCCATAACAACATAAGGTTTTTATTAATGACAAACGGAAGGGATCACGTGAATTTATACTTCACCTTATTCCCATCCCATATCTCACTCTGAATAATGGTTTCAAATGGGAAACCATCTTCCATATCACTTATCTGGTCGAGGATGTTTTTCATCTCCTCGGAAGATGTAAAAAACTTAGCCCACTCACCTGTTTGGATATCACGAAAAGAAACCAGATAACGACCGTCACCTTGTGAGGTTTTAATACCTGATTCGTAGTCGTGGATCTCAATGGACTTATTTTGTATTGAGGCAAGACGCATCACCTTTCCAGGAAACCTTTTCTTGCCATCGATCGGTGCATACGACACACCCATCTCCGAAAACTTTCTCATATCTATATTTCGATGTGTAATTACTTTGAATAAATTTCTACAATTGCCGTGTGCTGCCATCCCCTTAAAAGAGCCGATGATCTCCTGTCTGCGTTTGCGGCTCTTAATATGAGCCAGCGCACGGGCTGCTTTCTGCTTTGTCCTCTTTCTTAGTCTCGTATGAGTTGGATAATGTATGTAGCCAACCATATCGAGCCCGGAGGATATCGGACGTACAGCCTCATCCTGTTTTACTTCGAGTCCTATTTTTCGGCACTCCTCTACATATAGATCACGAAGACGCCACAGAGACTTCTTGTCAGGTGCGGCGAAAGCTGTATCATCACAATAATTATAATAGAGTGGACGCCATTCCTCGTCGGAGATATATCCGAAGCACTCATCAACCATCAACTTATGCACATCAGATAGATATATGTTTGAAAAGCACTGCGAACTGCGGAGACCTTTCGAGATACCGGATGGAAGCAGCTTTACGAAATTATCGAGCATCGATAGGACGAGAGGATCATCCACATATTTGCGAATCTTTTGTTTAAGGGTCTCCTGATCGATGCTATCGAAATACTGGCGGATATCGCACTTATAATAATAGCGGAATAGATGCGGTACTGCCTTCATATCCTCGACGATGCGATAATGTAACCAATGAGGGCCACGACCTTTAACATTCGAAGCAGCATTATTAATCAACGTAGGATTGACAACCATCTCCAAAGCATCTGTAACGATATGACATCCGATTCTCTTAATGATTGACGGGGCTTGGCAGCACCTTATCTTCCCGTACGAATTAACGGTGATATTTCTCACGTCGGAAGGATATATCCTGAAAGATCCGTTGCATAACTCCATCTGAAGAATGTCGCATACCTTACTCATCACTTCCTTAGTTTTCATACGAGCTCTTAATCGAGGATTCGTGATATTATTCACGACAGCCAAATAACCGCGCTCAACATTAGCGCGGTCGGAAATATCATTCATAATATTTCTGCTGTCGTAAGGAGTGATCATGCCTTCAGGCTCTAAATTTATTTTCCGGCTTTCTTCCTTACGGAGAGGGTTGCCGAGGCTCGGATCCCTCGCAGAGATGATTGGTGGACACGCCACCTTCAGGGTCATACGATTTAAAACACCGGAGCGATGATACGCTCAGGAGATGCCTTATTCCGAGACGCGCGCCGTTGTTCGCGTTCGAGTTCGAAGAATCGTTGGACGCACGCGCATAAACGAGACCGACCTGCGCGTTCGCGTTGTTCCCGGCGCGAAGCACAGCACGACTTGGGATTCTCTACCTTTGCACAAAGGTAGCAAATTAAATTGAGATATTAAAAAATAATTTTACTATCTGTAAAAAAGGGAGAGGGAGCAGCGACATTCTGTCGCTCTCCCTCTGACGATTTATCGAGCTTTCGCTTATTCGTTCACGATTACGATTTCGCCCCTGAAGGCGAGACGCGCGCCGTTGACCGCGTTC